TCGTCATGCCCGCACTGCCAGTCGCCATAGCCCAGGAAGGACGACAGCCAGCGGGACCGGCTGCGCGGCAACGAGAAGATGACGAAGGGCGCCACGGTCAGCTTCACCCGAAGGGACTGGTCGGTTTCAGGCCGGCAGCCTTGAGCGTATTATTCGCCTGCACGCCGCTGCCGTAGCTGCCGACGCCGGAGAGGGCGCTGGCGAATATGTTCCCCAGCGTGCTCACCTGCGGCACGCCGCTGGTTGCCGCCACGGCGTCGTTGGCGCTGGACGAAATCCCGGAAATCGAGCTGCGCTGCGTCTGCAAGGCGGCATTCACATCGTCCATCGTGCTGCCGGCGATGGGCGAGCCGATGCTCTCCGACGCCTGCACCTGATCCAGGAGGCCGGTCTTGGTGTTGAGTATGTTGGTCTTGAGCGTGTTGGCCTGGTTTTGCGCGAGCTGCGTCTCGTCCGCGAGCGTGCGCCCTGCGGTCTCCTCCAACAGCCCAAGCTGGTTGACATGCGCCTGGCTGTCGGCGAGGCCGGCGCGCGCCATGTCGTAGCCGGTGGTCTTGGTCGCCTGGTCCTTCTGATAGGAGACCTGGTCCCCGACCTGCTTCATGTAGTCGGACGCGTATTTGTTGAAATAATCGTCGTTGAACTGCTTGAACGCATCATTGACCGCCTGCGAGCCGGCGGCGAGGTTCTGCGCGCGGCCGGTGTCGTAGGCGGTCTGCCGATCGGCCTGCTCCTGGGCAGCCTTCTGTTGCGCTGCTTGCTGGGCTTCCTGATCGGCGAGCTGCTGGCGGTTGAACGCGTCCTGCTTGTCCGAAATCTCCTTCTGCGCGGCGATCTGCTTGTCGGACAGGTCCTGGTTGGCCATGGTCTGATACTGCGCGACCGTGTTCGCGCCCCGGACCGCATACTCCAAGGGCACGCCCTCCTCGGTGTAATACTGGTAGCCGGTCGTCGGGTCAGTCTGAAGCATATGGTTCGGCCCCGAGGATGGGTGGCCTCCTCCCATGCACATCTTGCAGCCTCCATGCATACAGAATGAAATCTTCCTGATCACGGCCGAAGCCGCGCAGATACGCCTCCTCCACCGCCCCCAGACTGGCCAGCCACTTGCGGCTGTCGACATTGCGGGCAAGGGCATAGGTCTCGGCGCGATGGTAGTGAGCGTTGCGCAAACGCGGGATCGACCAGTCACGCGCGAACCGGGTCACCGGCCGGACCACGTGCGGCCACAGCTCGGTCCCGAAGGCGCCGGCCAGGACCACGCCGGGGCGGACCGGGACCACGCCGGCCATCGCCACCGGCTCGGCCTCGTAACAGAACATCCGCCACATCGCGCCGGCGTAGGCCAGGATTTCGATGGCAAGCCTGCCCGGGTCGTTGTCCCAGCGCAGCGCATAGATTTCCGCCTGGTCCCGCGGGCGCAGGTTGCGCACGATGTGCAGGACCTCCTCCTCGGCGAAGGGCGCGCCCTTGAGGGTGATCATTTCACCACCCCCGGCTGCACGTTGGCGTGGATGGCGGCGAGCGTGGCCGGCCCGGGCGCCTGGTGCACCAACTGAAGACCAAGATGCGTGCCATAGCCGGCGAACGGGATCGACTTTAGACCGTAGGTGTTGTCCTGGATGTTCGCCACCAGCTCGAACGCCTCGACATTGTTCGGCAGCATCCCGGCGCTGAGCGACCATGCGCCCATGCACATCACGTCGAGCGACTTGATCCGCTTGTTGGTGGTCGGCGTCTCGATCGCCTGATGCGGCGTGCGCACCGTGACCGTGCAACTGTCATAGGTGTTCAGGTCGAGACCGCCATAGAGGTAAAGCGTGTTGTCGGGGCCGCGCGCGAAAACCATGTTCTGCACGACGGCGAACTCTTGCACGACGAAGCCGGGATCGAGCACCGACCAGGCCGTGATATTGCCGGCGGGAAAGTAGGACAGCACATAGATTTTGCCATTGAGGTGCAGCCAATACCGCCCGTAGATCGGCTGGATGGTGGCGCGCGCTTTCGCGGCGGCGACCGCGTTGTCCCGGATAACCGGGGCCAGGATCGGGTCGATCGCCGAACCGACATCGCTCACCGAGGCGGCGAGGTTGATTGCCATCGCATGCAGGCTGCGCACGCCGCTGTCAGAGAGAAACAACACATCGCCGGTGCCGAACTGCAAGATCGAGTGCGGCGCCACGGTGCCGATGCGCAGCGTCTGCGTGATCTGGTCCTTGGTCGGATCGGGGTCGAGCGTCCAGAGCGTCGTCAACAGCCGGGACATGATCGCCATGGAGTTGTAGTAGACCTCCATGCCCGCCAGGTCCTCGGCATCGGGGTCCTGCTCGGCGATGTCGGTGAAGCCGGCGCCCGGGTTGGGCACCGAAGCCGGATCGAGCACGGAAGGGTCGCCGACACCGGAGAAGCGCAGGAACTCGCCGTCGATGCGATACATCTTGGAGCGGAAGGTGCGCGAGAACGTGCCGTGAATTTGGCCGTCCGCATCCGACAAAGGCAGGTAGGGCACGAGCGGCGTGGCGCTGTCGTTGCCCCAGATCACGTAGTTATTGCCGGTGACAGAACCGGTGACCGAAAGCTGAAAGCCGCCTTTATAGGTCTCGCAATCGTCGACGGTGAAACCCTCGGACAGCGCCCCGAACATATTGTGCTGCACGATCGGCACCGGGCATGTCCCGGGGTCGATCACCAGCGGGACCGGCGTGAACACGTGCAGGTTCTTGCCCTGCCCGAAGATGAAAGTAACATCAGCCGGCAGCGTGCAGACAGGCACGAACGCCAGCCGCTTTTCGATTTCACCGCCCTGGTTGATGACCGCGTTTTCGAGGATGCGCAGCGTGCCCTCGGGCGCCGTCAGCGCAGTCTTGCGCGCATCGAGGCCGCCGCGGAAATCGCTGATCGTGAAAACATCATCAGCGGGCATGGTGGACAGCCGCAGAAACCAACCAACCCGCGGCAGCGCCCGCCAGGAACGCGGCGAGTAGGAGCGACCACAGTGGTACGTCCAGCACCATCATCGCTCACGGCCCCCGGCCGGGGCCGCTGCCATAGCCCGGGGGTATGTAGTCGAGGCCCAGCACCGGCTGCGAACCAGGCCGGCTCTGTGCGTCCCCGCCGCCGGCGCCGATGGCGATCGGCCGCACCCGCTTCTTCGATGCCTGGAGGACCCGGTGCCGGCGCATCAGCTCGGCGGCGCGGGCCTGCTGCGCATCACCGTCCTTGGCGTTGTCCCGCCGCAGGATGGGGATCGCAGCGAACGCGGTGATGAGCGCGTCCGGCAGCACGCACTGGTCGGCGTCATTCACCATCCAGGGGACCGTCTTGGTGCCGCGCAGCCGCACGATCGCGTTGTTGGCCTGCGCAGTGCCGTCCGGGACCGGCCACAGCTCGAACGTATTGTCGTCGGCGTGGTGCATCCACTTTTGCGTCGGCCACGCCTTGAACCCGTTGTCCGAGTTCCAGAGGATCATCTCGTAGGGGCCGATGCCGTAGAGCAGTTCGTTGTAGACGGTGTTGATCAGCACCCAGATGTGCCCGATGTCCTCGAAACTCAGATCCGTTGGATAGGGATAATAACGCTGCCCATCGGCCAACTGCACATCCCGGTCGATGATGAGCTGCGGCCAGTCATAGTCCCGGTAGAGGTCCTGCTGCGTGCGGTTGATGTAGTAGAGCAGCGTATCGCGATCGTTGATCCCGTGGGCGACGTTGGTCGAGTGACCAACCTCGGCCCGCAGGTCGGACAGCAATTCACGGAGCTGCTTGGGCACGAAGGGTTACCCCCGCGCCTGGTCGTGGTCGTGCTCCTCGGGCCGGCGTTCGCGTTGTCCCGAGACGTCGGGCAAGTGGGCCTCGGTCCGCCGCGCCTGGCGCGCCTGGCCGCGGAAGCCGACCCGCGTCTGCGGCTGGTCCTCGACCGTAGGACGGTTGAGGGACATGCCCCCCGCCACCGCCGGGCGCATTGCCTGCGCCAGGTCGATCTTCTCCGGCTCCGGCTCCTCGAACTCGCGGATCGTCGCCTCATCCAGCTCCGGCTCGGGCGGCAGCTCCTCGACGGGCAGCTCGTGCTCGATGACCTGCACCCCCGGGTGGCTGGTCACGGTAAGCGGCTTCAGCACCGGGTCGGGATTGTCCGGCCGCGTGGGTTTCGGCACATACATCGGCAGCGTGCAGTGCGGCAGCGCCGCATCATCGGTGGGCAGCTTCGGCCGCGTCCCCGGATAGACTTCCTTGAGATACTTGTCGTCGTAAGTCGTGCGCAGCCGCGCCAGCATTTCGTCCGTGGTCATGTCGGCGGTGCCGAGAACGAAGACCTCGGTTACCGCGTCGTAGCCGTGCATGTGTTGCAGGATCGCGAGTTCCGGGTAGGCGATCGGGTTGCCGCGATGGCGGGCGACGACGTTGTCCTTGTCCCCGCCGAGGGCAACCATGCAGCGCAATAATTGATAGGTGGGCATAAATAATCTTCTCCTCGTGTCACAAACGAGGACCGCCGTTCCGAAGAACGGCGGTCCTGTTGGTCAGTTGATCTGTACAACTAGTGACGAGTTGAGCTGTTGTGCTACGATTTGACCTGTGTGCGTCATGCTTTTGTAAAGCACGAACTGGTTGTAGGGCCGCGAGGGCGTGAAGCGGTGATCCCACTCCCCATCCTGCTTCATCAGGTAGATGTGCCGCGGGTCCCACCAGTAGCCGTATTTGTTGCGCCCCAGCGTGTCGAGCGTCGGATCGTATTCGATCGTGTTGCTGCCGAACTTGACTTGCCCCATCGAGCCGTCCTGCCCGCCAGTGAAGCCCGTCATCGAGTAGTTGCCGTTGGCGCGGATTTCGGTCTCAAGCGCGGTGATGAAATCCGACCCCGCCAGGAACTTGGTCGGCCGGCCACCGTAGCGGATGAGCTGCCGGTATTCCTGTTGCAAGAAGGTCCAGAGGGCGCCGCCGTTGGTGGTGGCCGAGGTGATCGCCCCACGCCCACCGGCGGTGCCGAAGGCCGCGGTGGCGGCGCGGTTCTGCCACCAGGTGTTGGCGGACCGGGACAAGCCGCCGGTGGTCCCGGTGTTGGGCACGTCCAGGATGATCGACTGGAAGCCGGCCAGCGCCTTCGGATCGGCCGTGCCGTCAGCCCAGAACAGGTTGTTCATGGACCGGCCATACTGTTCGCCGAAGTCCTCCAGCTTGTCCTGAAGCAGGTTCACCAGGACCGTGACCTCGCGGTCCGAGTGGTTAGACAGGCTCGAACCGTCGCCGCCCTCGTCGGTGACCGAGATGCCATCGATCTTCAGTTCCGTGTGCGTGAGCGTCAGACCGATGTGATGCTCGCGCCACGGATAGTTGCAGCGCATGATGTTGGCCGGCGTGTAGAAGTTCACGGCGTCATTGTGCGTGTAGCCGACGACGTGGTCGTTGACGCCACCGGCGCCGTAGTTGCCCTTCACGGCAAGCGAGATATTGCCCTTGCCGCCGGGGAACGATTTGGCGCTGCCTTCGAGCAGCCGAAGCAAGGGCTTCGCCTGGATCGACTGCTTGAACGTGTCGCCCTTGTTGAGATAGAAATCCAGTGTCGCGTTGGCGATGTTGGTGACTTCACCTGCTGTGAACGCCATCTGTCAGGCCCCTGAACGATCAGGAGGCCCGCCGCATGCTCGCGAGTGCCTGTAAGGCAGCATCCTTCATGGACGTTGGTTCCCGCGCGGCAGACCCCGTGGTGGTCGTTTGGATGCCGGAGGGGGAGCGACGCGTCGGTTGCGGGACCGGTCGGCCGCGCAGCATTTCGCGTGAAGCTTCCTCATAGGCCGCTCTCACCAGCTCCACCGCCTGCTGCACGGTCGCGGGCACGCCGCGTTCCTGCATCAGGGCCTGGCTGAAACGACGCACGGCAACCGACTTGTGGGCGTAGTCGGGGTCCCTGGTCCGGATGCCGGCTTCCCAAGTGTCGATCGCGTCACGAATGGCGCCGACATTGCGCTGCTGCGTCTCCGCAGTCTGCGCCTGCCGCGTGGTCGTCAGCTCGTGCTCGGCCCGGTTGGCGCGGTGCCGCACGCGGGTCATTTCCCGCGCCGCCTCCTCGCTGACCGTGCCTTCCTCGACCTGCTTTTGCAGATCGGGGGCGATGCGGATGCCGAGTGCTTCCTGGGCGACCATCACATAAGGCGTGACGCCTTCCAGAAAGGCCCGGTAATCGCCGCGCCGCAGTGCCGAACCAACCCCCAGCAGACGATTGACATCGTCGGTGGCGAGCTGGTGCTCCCGCAGAAACCCCTGCAACTGCCGGTGCTGGTCCAGCTCCGGCTGCACGGTCGCGAGTGCCTGACGCGCTTCGTTGCGCTGGGACAAGAGCGTTTCAAAACGCTTCCGTGTCTCGGGACGGAGCTTCCTCAGCTCGCCTTCGGTCGGGTCCTTGTCCTGGGAAGTCTCATCCGGGGCGGGGGTGGCTCCCTGACCCGTTTCCGAAGCCGCGGCCTTGTCCCTGTCCGCCGCGCCCTTGGGGTCCTGGTCCGCGACGGGAGGTTCACCATCCGTGGGGAGCGCAGGAGCTTCGGGTCTGGTCTGGACAACCTTGAGCACTGCCGAAAGAAGCTGCTCACGGTCGGACTGGCGGCTGTCGCCTGACGAGGGCGCCGTGCTGTCACTGCTGCCTGACGAGGGCGGTGTGGCGTCGGCCGGCGCGCTCGGGGAGGGCGTGCCGGAGGGTTCGGCGCTGGACGAGGGCGCCGGTGTCGAGGTCGTGCTGTCCGTGGCGGTGGAGGTCGTTTCCGACACTTCGGTTCTCCGAGGAAGAACCCTAAATGTCGCGTCGGTGTCGTGTCTAGTGTTGTTTCACGTGTAACAACACAGCATGCAGACGATCGCAGCACTCTACGGTAGAGCGCTCGCGGGCACGCACCGGGCGCGCGCCATCACCGCGCCTTCCCGGCCAGCCAGTCGGTGAACGCCTGCAGCTCGGCATCGTTAGCGATGGGCGCCCCTTCCTCCAACATCGTGAAGAACTTCTGTGCGTCCTCGGCGTCGATGACGCGCTGGCCATCGTTCAGCACGTGACAGCGCATCTGAACGCCCCACACGGTGAAGGTAAACCGTTCGACCATCCTGTTGATATTTCGTCTAATGCAGCCGGTTATCTCGCCGCGGCATTACAGGTCTCGATCAGTTTGATGAGGACCCGCTCGCGCGCTTGCAATTGGGTGTCCATGTGCCAGACGAAGCCGCCTACGATCAGCACATTGAGCAACAGCATCGCGAGAAACTGGGCCGGCAGTACAGCGATCAACTGCCGGCCCAGCTTCACCGCCTCCACCGTAGGTTAGCCTTTCGGTGCGGGCGTCGGCGCCGGGCCGCCACCGACCACGAGTGATGGATCGATCGCGACGTAACGCCAGCCGACACCGGGGATGCCCGCG